AGTAGTGTGCATCCGTAAGTTTAGTATTTAATGTTTAAATAATGCAGTTTAATTCAGTTTTCATAAAGCAGAGGTAGTTCTTAGCCAGCTCTACGATGTGACATACATTAAACTGCACTATTTAAGCCAAATACTATTGAGTGATTACAATTGCTTATATCTGATATATTCATCTCTCATCCTACGTTGACAACAGGCCAACACCAAAACCAAAAGAGCAATTAAGATCACAAAATAAAATATATATGAAATGAAACCTGTTGTGAAAAACGTGAAAGCTGAACCTAACGCATCCCATATAACAATAAATTCATGTTTAAGATGGCACATGATGGTGTTACAATGACTTACATCTTCTCCAACACTTACTTTGTTGTCGTTCTTATGCAGCAATTGGTAAATCGTTTCACCTTCACTCAAATTTGGACTTATGTTTATTTCAATATTACAAACTTTGAAGTTAACAATTTTATCTTTGAAGTTTACCCAAATTTTGAATTTTAATAAATCTTTACCTGTTTTGAGATAGACTCTTGAAATATCTTTGGTAACATTTGAATTTAGGTCACAATACATCTCATCTGTAGTTTCATATGTCAGTGTGCAATCAGAACCTACAACGCAGTCATAACAACCTTCACAATCTATTTCTGCTGCCAATACCTTTGCACCTTGGTTGTTCTTTATTAGCACATCACCCAGTTTCAAAACTAATTTTGCATCACCTATGTAAGCTGTTTTATTTAAAGTTATTTTGCCTAAGTCACGATAATTTATAGTATGTTGCATCAAGTCATATTTCGGCCCTAACCCACATACATTCTGTGTATCATCAAGGCAACGATTGACTTTAAGCTTTGGGGCTGACAAAAAGGTGCAAGTTTTTTGAACATCATTTATCTTCTTTCCAATCACTTCACCGTCAGGTAATGCTTGAATTTTCCCACAACCATTTGAAGTTTGACCAATTTCATTAAAATTTTCATAAAAAATTTGGAAAGCATCATCAACAACAATTTTTTGATCTAGTACATTTACATCTTGACTTTTTATGTCAATGGTTCCCTTATCAAACTCATATGTTCCTTTATCAGACTCTAAATAATATGTAACGCCTGTCCCATCACTTTGTACATCAAGGAGCACGACAGACTTATCCAAGTTTGTTTCTTTCTTATAAGTCCTCCATTTGAAATCAATCATGGTATTACATATTCCATAAGCATGTCCTCTATTGAAGCAGATCCAATTACATTGTTCTATTCCTTTTCCACTACTCCCTTGATTAAATTCGTAGCAGAATGTTGTAGCATTTCTATTCCTGGTCATATTCCCAAGATCTTTGTATGCTTCATTAGAGCAACCCTTTTCCTCACATGAATAAGACCAGACATAATGTGTTTCTAGGATTGGCCCTGTAGTGTATTGTAAATTATAAGTATTTGTATAGTAGGCATCCTTTACTTCTATAATAATCTGAGCTAATTCTTCACCTTTTATTACAGGCTGGATTAATAATTTATTATTTCGTATTGCCTTAAAGTCTAATTCCACGCTAGCACTAATCGCCTTATCATCCTGGATAGTCACATATTTTACATCACTTTTAATGACTTCTACATCCTGAGACATGTGTGCTAGGCTTATTGGAATATACGATATTACAATAACTAGCAACCATAATGTCATCATTATTTGTACTGTTTTTAAACTAATATTTGTTTTATATACAATCATAATTTTCCTAGTACAATCAACACTTCCAGAATTGTGTGCTTTCAATCTTTGTGTGTTTCCAAATAATTCACCACATTTACACACTGAGCCACACCTGGTGAACGGATGAATTACAAGTCGGCAGGATTTACACTTGGGCATGTATTTATCTACTAAGTAAAAGTACAGCTTTAAAACTGGATAAAATATGATATAAACTAAATAGCCAATTGGTGTCGAACTGATTAAATATATACAAACAGTACAGATCACCAATATTAGAAGCGTTAAGAATAAAATAGGATATTTACACATTGGCTTATAAAATAATTCAGGTAGATAATGGTAGCTAGAGTAATACTCCTTACACAAATATTCCCTGTCAATAACATAATAATCATTCAATTTGCTAGACCCACAAACAACATTTATACTGCCTTTTGCCTTCCCTAGATCAAATTCATATGCATTTGTAAACATGATTGTAACCGGTTTGATACCATTGATAGAATAAATTGCAACATTAGCCCCATTTGATTCTAATCTAACGCGACCTTCAGTTGGTAGTATTTCAATACCGCAAAACTTCTTGACAGAAACCTGTCTTCTAATCATTCCAAAGCAGTTAACATCAAGAAATGTAAATGGTCCATTCTGGTCAGTATTGATAATAATGTCCTTCAGTATAACTATATCTACATTTGTCTTGTTGGTAGTACTATCAAATTTCATTCTAACATGACTCAGATCTGATTTATAGCAACCCAGTGTCATCCTGTTAGTACACTCGATCGTGGTCACATTGAAATCAGTTTCTGAAAAGAACGCTCTGTCCACTTGAGTTTCACAATCGCGTATCGGTGTAATGGAGCGAGAATTGACCCCCATTAACACAGAAATAGCTAAGAATTGTAAAAACATGGTTACAACGTAAATTAACGTTTGAACTTATCGGATGTGCACTACT